AAACTTACAAGAAACACGCCACACACAACACTTAACCTAACCGAGTCATGACTAAGCCAAACGAATCCGACACAATAGCGCGCCTGGCGTTGGGCCTCATCATCTTTTTGGTGATGCGGTTCGCGCCAAGGGCGGTTGAGTGGTGGAATAAGAGAAATCGTCAGGAAGGCACCTAAAAAGCGTTTTTAACGCTCAAACATCCTACCAACGATATAATTTCCAAAAAGCACGATTAGGTACCTCTATGCGTCTCTAATCGTGCTTTTTGTATTCGTTTGTAGTTCAGAATGACACAACCTTACGCTTATCATCATTTAAGCGACTCGGAACGTGGGCCGAAAATCGGCCAAGGTTCTTGCGAAACTCCAGGGTAGTCATTCCCTGCTCTCCGTTTCGGTTCTTCGCGACCTCGCAATTGATGAGTTCGTCATCATCTTTGTCAGGAGAAAGGAGGAGGACCGCATCCGCATCCTGTTCGATACTTCCGGATTCTCGGAGATCCGAGAGGGCGGGCTTTCGCTTCTGTACCTCAAGCGCTCTGTTGAGTTGAGAAAGTGCGAGGACTGAGGTTTGATACTCCAACGCCAATGTCTTCATGGTACGAGAAATCTCGGAAACCTCTTGGGTTCTTGAGTCATACCCTTTCGCGGATAGTAGTTGGAGGTAATCCACCACTACAAGCCCAAGCTCACCTTCAAGTCTTTGTTGAGCGAGAAAGGCGCGGAAACTCTCAAGGGTAGCTTCGTGATCATCCTTGAAGGTAATCGGCCATACCTTGATTCGTTGAGCGGTCTCCGCGAGTTTCTTCTTTGCGATGTGGTCCAGGGAATCCTTCATCGTTGGGCGCGGGACTCCGCTCACATTCGTGAGCAATCGCCCCGCACACTCGGACGCTTTCATCTCAAGGCTTGCATAGGATGTTCTCTTCCCAAACTTCGCGGCTTCATGAGTGAAGTGAATTGCCAATGCGGACTTCCCTATTCCGGGTCTCGCGGCTAAAACATACAAACATCCTTCGCGAAACCCGCCATTGAGCAAACTATCCAACCCCTTGAATCCTGTGGATATTGCGGAGACTCCACCTGCATCGATTGCTAAGTATTCGGCTTGGGCTTCTGTTACCGCATCCCTAATATGCGTTTGGCCTTTTCTCTTGGAAAGAGACTTGGCCACGCGGGTTGTGAATGCGGAGGCCACATCCTCTGCGCTCTTGGTTGGATCGCGAACCTCGTCCTGGGCGTGGAAGATTGCCTGCTCTACCGCCTTGGCGTTTCTTTGCTCAATGACCTGATCGATGTATCGATCTATCTGTCCACCTCCGTATTGCTCGGAGATCTCCGTAACCTCAGATGCGAGTTCAGGTAATGCGATCATCACATCCACCTCATTCACATCCGGAGAATGTTTCGCGATGGCTGAGAAGATTTGCTGACGGGTTGGAGAGGTGAAGTCATCTTCGGTTAGATGCTCCAGGGCGATGGCCGAGGATCGGCCCGACGGATCGCGCATGGAAGCTGAGAGAACTGCAATCTCTGCTAATGAGAAATCAATCACACTCTTTTGACTCCTTCCCATTCATCCCGCTCTTGGGGTAACCGCTCTTTGATCCAACCGCGACATGCGTTGCGGAAGGTTGCGTTCCAATCCGCTTGGACATGTCCCTTCCCTTTCGCCCAATCAACGAATAATTGAACAGCAAGCTCATGGTTCAATCCTTCCTCTTGGGTAATGCTTTTGGGTGGATCGAAGTTATCTGAGATTGTTGTGCCTTTTTTCTTCCGAGGCTTGGAATTGGATTTGCCGCTTTTGGTGGAATCATCGCTATATATAATATTAATATTCTTGGAAAGAATATGTTGCGCGCGCGAGGGATGCCACAGATACTCCACCAGGAGTGGAGTTATGGTGGAAACTGCGTTTGTTCCAAATGACTCGCAATATTGCTTCAAAGCATCCGAAATCCACCTCGGAATCTTAAGTCGTAACTCCACTTTTTCGTCCCGTTTATCCATCTTATTCAGACCCTTGGAAGAGGGTTGTCAGGATAGCAATTACGATCCAAATTAGGGTCGCAGATGCGGCGGTAAACAGGGCCGTAAAGATGAGGTATTCGATGATCTCTCTCATACTTTCCCCCATGCTTTTGCGAGCGCCGGAAACTTTCCGCTGAACGCTTTCGGGTTTTCGGTTTCAACGAATTGGAACCCAGGTTCATTATCCTCTTCAACCAAGGATAAACCTTCGCCCAAGTATATTGTGAGTCCTTCTTTAGATAAAGTACCATCAAGGTCGAGCTTTTCATTGAACTCATATATTTTCTTGTTCAAATCCTGCGAAATTTGTTGGACTCTACTATTAGTAAGATCATACTTTTCCGCTATTTTTCTCATTGGATGCCCTTCAACCCTGTTCATCAAAAGCATATCAATCTCAATCAAATCGAGTTTATCGAAGAGCAATTGCAAGATTTCCTTGTTTTCTAATTGTAATGATTGTCCACCCGATAGAAGTCGGTCTGATTCAATCTCCTGATAGTAAGTAATACTACGCACCTTTGCGGTAAACATCTCAGGCCATTCGCTAAGTACATCTATGATTGTTCCGGCATCCAAAAACGCCATCTCTATCTTCTTAACTTCACCCTGAGTTGGTCTGCGTTTGAGGTTGATGATCTCACCGATTTTCGATTGATCCATATCCGCTTGCCTAGCAAGCTCGGCTTGCGACCAACCCAAAGTTTCCAACGCTTTCCAAATCTCTCCATGCTTAATCTTTACTAATGCCGCTATTTTCATTCCATGATTGTTTAGTAAGGAGAGCCACCAAGTCACTCAATCGACAGGTGAACATACTCTCCGAGTTATTTCTTCTGTGAATGACGCACGGGGGTTTGTCTCCTGCGTCTGAAATTGCTTGGCTAAATGCTGAATAGAGATCCAACCTTTCCACCCTTTTAGCTTCTATATGAAACGGGAACTCCTCACTAACCACATCAGGGCTATCCCCGCCACCGGAGAACTGTTGTCCTCGGCGGCTAGGGAAGCCATTATCTGATAGGTAGTTTGCTAGTTCTCGCTCGTATCGCTTGCCCTTATTACGACTCAGCTTGCCCATCACAATCCTCTTCGAAGGTTATGGTCACATCCCCGTCAGGATCGTGGTCCAGGCAACGCTTCTCCATCAAAGCCACCATTTGTTCGAGGACTGCGGTTAATACAATGACCGCACCATTGAAGTTGGATTCATCGATGTGTTCCTTCGCAAAGTTCACACCCTTTCTAAGTCTTTCCACTTTCTCATTCATGCCACATCCCTTTCGTTTTCGTTGTACCAACGCATAGCATTCGCAAAGTCTGCCATGTCTATGGTTTGCTTTCTGCCCATTTGCCTGACCTCCAATTGGTAGGCTTCGATAATCTTGTAAACATAGGTTCTGCTGACCTCGAACTTCCTCGCAATGTCGGAGATCGACAAACGGTTGAAGTTATTGCTCAGATCGAGGATCTCCACAGACTCGGAATATCCCGGCCAAACCTTATTGGAAACACATTGTGTCCACAACTGACAAGCCCGTCTCATATCCTCACGGTGGCGCTCAATATCCGCACCCCGCAAGGTGTAAACCGCTACATTGTAGGGCGGTTTCTTCTCAACCGCGACGAAGATAAATTGCTTCGGAGAGTGACCCAATCTGCGTAATCCCTCCATATAGAAGCACGCTTGAAAGTCATAGCCAAACTGTCTCACGCTCTTGGCAAAACCTTTCTTGCTCGCATCCTGTGTGCTTTTTAAATCCATCACCACATCCGCGCCGGGAAGATAATAATCGGGTCTCACCTTACACTCCGCACCCTCGCACTCAAAGAATCCCGTTCCTTCAATGATCGAATCCACTTCCGCCAAGTATGCGCTGACCACAGGGTGGTCCAGGCATGATGCCGCCATTTCCATACAGGTATTGTATTCACTCGAATTTAGCCATTGACGCTCAGGATACTCCGCTTCAATCCCTGCCAATGCTTCCTTATATGCGTTGGTCCTTGGCCCATTACCGTCAATCTCGTTGGGCTTTTCTCCGAACTCATAATCAAGCTTCTCAGGCTCCAATACCGCCGTGTGGAAACACCCGCCCATGACAAGGGCGGATGTTTTCGGTGACGGGTTATCCATGCTATACTTCACATGTGCAGGGGAAGTCTTGAGGAGTGCAGATGCAGTACTTCGAGATAACTCAGGAGAGGAGTGGTACGCCTCGTTACTTATGTCTGTTCTAAGCATCAGAATGGGGTGTCTTCGTCGTCCACGGTTGGAGCTTGGTCCATCTTAGGCTCAGGCTTAGGCTCAGGCTTGGGTTCCGGTTTAGGTTGCTCCGCCTCCGCAAAAGGGTCTCCGGATTCATACAGGGCATTGAGGTTTACCACGGTATCAATTGATACTTTTCGCTGTTCCTCAGACATCTTTTTGTGCGGCTTCGCAACCATCGCATAAGAGGTTTCCAATCCCTCACCGTTGCGGATGATGTCGATGTCGTATGCTCTTGGGTCTCCCCAATCCGGGTCTTCGCAGTAACTGACCAAAGAATCCTTCAGACTCTTCTGCGTAATCTCCAGGACTTGAACTCGTTCTTCGGCATAGTTGTACACCTTCATGGCAAAGAACTCCTTGGGCTTATCCTCGAAGTTACCTGGAGCTTCCTCACCTACTTTCCAACGGTAGGGCTTGCGTCCTCCGTCCTCGTTCGTTCCCCAACCGAGCATTCCGGTTATGAATCCACCATCGTCATGTGAACCCACGATGCGGAAACTATTCTTTCCCTGTTGTAGCTTCATGTAGCTACCTCCACCACCATTACCGCCCGCTTCAGGCGCTCTCGTTATATTATTTAAGAATCCCATTTTATTATTTATTTGTTTAGTGTTGACAC